TCAGACGTCAAGTTGCATCTGACCGTTACCGTAGTGAGATGCAGGGAAGGCGTCGCGGGGGATAAAATCAGGCGGCAGGGGTGTGGAGCCAGCTCGCTTTGTCACTTCCCTTTCGACACTGTTTAACGTGGTGAATGACCGACTACATTCCAGATTCTGGCACTGGTGATATTGCCGGATAGTCATATCGGTGATTTTGCGACTGGTACGGGTGCGGGCCATTGCCCCGCAGAACGGACACCTGAACATAATGATGATTCCCCTGAAAGGGTTGAACTCACTATTAGTTTATTCAGTTTCTGCTATCCAGTCAGGTATTTTTGCCTCCAGCTCGAGGCGGGTGGTAAATCCGTTATCGTCAATAACGTGCTCGGCACGGGCAATGATCCAGTCCTGATTGTCTATCTCATCTTTAAAACCACTCACGGTAACGTGCATTTCCGGGTAAAGCTCGGCACGGCCGCGTGCCAGGGTGATCGAGAACTCTGCCGCGCCGCGCTGAAGTTGCTGCCACTTTGCTGCCGCTGCGCGTTTTGCCGCGTCTTCGTTCTGGTAGGTTTTTCGAAGTACATAAATATTCCCGTCTGCCCCCTGCATGTAGTCGCCCTCACGGCTGCTGCTTTTCTCTTTTTTGGGGGCGGTGGGCTTGCGGCGCTTTACGCTGACTTTTTTCTTTTTGCCAAAATTGAGATCAAGCCAGTACGCCCGCACGCCGGTGTAGGCATCCCTGTCGGCGATACGAAAACGATGGTGATCGCCACTCTCGCGGCTAATGCTGGCAGAAGGCAGCGCTTTACCTGTAGCTGTCACGCCACCGCCTGGCAAAATGAACAGCAGACTACCATTTTTCACAGTGGCAATGGCTCCCAACATTTCCGCCATGCGTGTGAGGAAAGACATATCGCTTTCCTGTGTCTGGTCGGCGTGGTCTATCTCAATGTTCATGAGCGTGTCGCTGATCTGCGCCTTCAGTCCGTAGCGGTGTGCAATGGCTGAAATGACGCGCTCAACGGTCACGTCATGCCAGGACACTTCGCGCTTTACGTTGAACTCTTCACGAAAATCCGCGCTGCGGGCGGTAATGCCAATGGTATCTGGCGGCCCCTCGTGCGAAACCTCATCTACCGTGTACAGCCCTTTGTAAATCAGCGGTTCACCCAGCCAGCCAAATGATAAGGCCAGCTCTGCACCGCGTGGCGGAAGCGAAACCAACCCGTCGGAATCATCAAGGGAAAGTGTCAACTGATCGGCATCAAACCCCCTGTTATCCGTCAGCGATAGAGACATGACCCGCTCATCAAGCTGGGTTAATGCTTTGCCGCCCATCGTAATGCTAAACCCCGGACTTTTTACCGCGTCGGTCAGCGAATCGTTGTAACTGTCGGTCGCATTTTTGAGTGAAGTTGTCAGGTCTGTCAGTGTCATATTTCCCCCTTTTGGCGAAGGATCCCACGCGCACGCGAGAGGCTGAATCTGTTTTTGTTGTCACCGTTCGGTCAGACCCGTAATGACGTGTGAGCGCGGTAAATGTGGAGGAATATCATGGTGAACTCAATAACGTAATGGTGGCAAACATGGCAGAAACGCGTTTCCACGGTGCACGCGTTCGGGAGAATACCGACCTGGTGACGGCTATCAATGACATTGAATCCAGTGTTATTGGGGTTGTTGCCGTGGCGGATGATGCTGACGCGGATGCCTTTCCCCTGAATACACCCGTCTTACTGACGCGGGTGAACAACGTGCTGGGCAAGGCGGGTAAGACCGGCTCCCTGTACAAAACCCTTAAGGCAATTTCTGACCAGACCAGTCCAAAAGTGATCGTGGTGCGCGTTGCGTCTGCGACCGCTGAGGAAGGCGGTAAAACGCAGTCACAGCTCATCATGGGCGGCACGGAAGAAGACGGCAGCTATACCGGAATGTATGCCTTGCTCACCGCTGAGCAGAAGGTGGGTTACCGCCCGCGTATTCTGGCTGCGCCGGACTATGACACGGAAGAAGTCACCTCGGCGCTGTGCGTGATTGCCCAGAACCTGCGCGCGTTTGTTTACGCCAGTTGCTATGGCTGTAAAACCATGGCGGAGGCTATTGCATACCGGGCGAAGTTTGCGTATCGCGAACTGATGCTTATCTGGCCTGATTTTATTGCTTTTAACCCGCTGACCGGTGAAAACGAAACCTTCCCGGCCCCGGCGTATGCGTGCGGCCTGCGTGCGCTGATAGACAACAATCAGGGGTGGCATAAGTCGCTTTCTAACGTGGCGGTCAGCAACGTGCTGGGAATTTCGCAAGATGTTTTCTGGTCGTTGCAGGCCGAAGACAGCGACGCGAACGAACTGAACAACAAAGAGATCACCACGCTTATCAAGCGTAACGGTTTCCGCTTCTGGGGCAACCGCGTCACGGACACTAACGCATATATCTTTGAAGTGTATACCCGCACCGCACAAATCCTGGCTGACAGCATTGCTGAGGCGCAATTTGAATCTATTGATGAACCGCTTACCCCGGCTAACGTTAAGGATGTGGTCAGCGGTATCAGTGGCAAACTCAGCGCGCTGGTCACGCAGGGGAGGCTGATTGGGGCCGAATGTTGGTTTGATATTCTGGATAACCCGACAACCGATCTTCGTCAGGGGCGGGTGCGTATTCGCTATAAATATACGCCAGTTCCGCCGATGGAAGACCTGACGTTGTATCAGACCTTCACGGATGAATATTTCGAATCTGCGTTCTCTTCGCTGGGAGGTGCATAAATGGCCGTTCCTCACAAACTGCGCCTGTTCACCTGCTTTGTGAACGGCAATAACTGCATCGGCAAAGTGTCTTCTGTCACGCTGCCTAAGCTGACCCGTAAAACGGAAGATTTTCAGGGCGGCGGGATGATTGGATCCGCTGCGGTAGATCTCGGCCTGGATAGCGGTGCGCTCGATACCACGATGGTCGTCGGCGGGCTGGTTCAGTCGCTTTTGCTGAATTACTGCGGCGATATCGACGAAACCCGTTTCCGCTTTGCCGGTGAATATTACACCGACGGTGAAAGCCTGCTCGTTGAGGTCGAACTGCGCGGCCGCATCACCGAAATGGACGGTGGCGAAAGTAAGCAGGGGGAAGATACCTCCGTTAGCTACACGATGAAGAACACCTATTACAAACTCAGCATCGACGACAAGCCGCTGTTTGAGTTTGACCTGCTGAACTTCATCTACAAGAAAGACGGCAAAAATATTTACCCTGACCGCATTACATCTGCACTGGGCATGGGCAGCTGATTAACCCCCTTACATAAGGCGGCATCCGATGCCGCCCGGAGTATTCAACAATGAGTAAAAAAACCGATAACGCGATTACGCTGGCAAAACCGATTGTTCGCGGCGAAGAGAAGATTTTGCAGGTGACGATCACGGACGAGATCAAACAGGCGGGCTCGCTGCGCGGGCTGAAGCTGGTCAATGTGCTGAATATGGATGTGGATTCGGTTGTGGTGCTGCTGACCCGCGTCACCTCACCACGTCTGAAGCAGACCGAAATCAACGAAATGGACACCCGCGATTTTGTAAGTCTGTCTGAAGCGCTCGTCCCTTTTTTGACGCCTGCGGGGTCTGGAGCACTGAGCGAGGCGGAGACGGAGAATCAGTAACCCTTCTGCGATTTGACCTGATTGACGATCTGGTTGCTGATATCGCAGTCGTTTTCAACTGGCCGCCCTCTGAAGTTTTCACGATGGAACTGGGCGAGGTGGTAGCCTGGCGTGAACGGGCGGCTGTCCGAAGTGGAGCCAGTGACAGTGAAAAGCCTTAATATCCGCGTCGCGTTCAGCGCGATTGATAAACTTACCCGCCCGGTCAATGCCGCCCGCCAGAGTGCGGGCGGTTTATCTGAATCCCTCAAAAAAACGCAGTCCAGCATTAAAGACTTGGATAGCCAGTCCCGGACGTTCAACCGTCTGCGTGACAGCGTGCAGAAAACCTCCCGCAAAATCGATGAAGCCAGCCGTGCGCTTAACGGGCTGAATCAGTCGCAGCGGGAAGGTACACAGCTTACTGATAAGCAGCGTCAGCATATGGCCGCACTGGCCGCGAAGCTGGAACGCCTGAACGCGACGCGCACGCAGGAAATGGTCAAGTTGCGCGCTGCCTCGCAGGCGTTGCGCAGCCACGGCGTTTCACTGGTGGGCAGTGACCGAACCATTCAGAGCGCAATTCGCCGTACTGAGCAGTATAACCAAACGCTTGAGCGGGAACGGCGGCAATTGGCCGCCGTGACGCAGGCGCGTGCCCGGTATGACCGCATGCAGCAAACGGCGGGCAAGTTGCGCGGTGGCGGCACTATGGCGGTTGCCGGGGCAGCAGCTGCCGGGTATGGCGCGGGACGTTTCTTATCTCCCGCTGTCGGATTTGACCGGGAAATGTCGCGCGTTCAGGCATTGACCCGTATCGATAAAAAATCAGCCGATTTCTCAGCACTGCGAGATCAGGCGAAAAAGCTGGGTGCGGAAACGCAGTTCACCACGACGGACGCCGCAAGCGGACAGGCTTTTCTGGCAATGGCGGGTTTCACCCCGCAGGCCATACAGGCCGCACTGCCTGGTGTGCTTAATATGGCTCTGGCCGGCGGGATGGATTTAGGCGAAAGCGCCGATATCAGCTCTAACATCCTGTCTCAGTTCCGCCTTGACCCCAAAGAGATGGATCGCGTCAGCGACGTGTTAACCGGTGCTTTTACGCGTACCAACACAGATCTTCAGAATATTGGCGAGGCAATGAAATACGCCGGTACTGGACTATCTAACCTGGGGGTCAGCGTTGAGCAGACCACGGCCATGATCGGCGTGATGGCGAACGTTGGTCTGCGCGGGAGTATCGCCGGTACGGGCTTGCAGGCTGCATTCTCACGCATGGCGGCACCCACCGGCAGGGCAAAGGATGCGCTAAAGGAACTCGGTTTAGAAGTTGCTGATGCGACAGGAAAAATGCGGCCCGCTGAAGTCGTACTGTCAGACCTTTACAAGAAAATTAGCAAGTACGGCGATACCGATAAACTTTCTTTCTTCAAAGACATTGCCGGTGAGGAAGCGTCAAAATCACTTCAGGCGCTGGTGATGTCAGCCGGGAGCGGTGAATTACAGAAGCTGCTGGGTGAGTTAAAAAATGCCAAAGGTGAGGCCCAGAAAGCCGCTCGGATCATGGCGGATAACCTTGACGGCGATCTTAAAAATCTGGACAGCGCCTGGGAAGGTTTCCGCATTCAGATTAACGATCTCGTCAACAACCAACTTCGCGGCCTTACTCAAGGGCTGAGTGACGTTGTGGGGAACATGACGCAGTGGGCGAAGGAAAATCCAAAACTCGCACAATCCCTGCTGGTTGTTGGCGGTAGCGTTCTGGCACTGACTGCGGCTATTGGCGGTACATCGCTGGCAGTCGGCCTGCTGATGGGTCCGCTGGCTAAACTCCAGTTAGGTTTTACCCTGCTGACGGGCGGCAGAGGTATAACTGGAACGATTGCAGCTCTGCGAACGCTCGGAACAACTTCCGGCCCGGCAATGGCAAGCGTGCGCGGATGGGGGCCGGTTCTCGGTTCGCTGGTTGGGAAAATGCGCGGGGTATCGGTCATCATTCCCGCTATGCGCACCGCGCTCATGGGAGCATTTCTTGCACCCGGTGCGGCGTTGGGTTCGCTGACTAAAGGCATTGGGATGTTTGCGCTGCGGCTGACGGGTCTGCCAGCCATATGGGGCATGATCACCACTGCGGTTTCTGTGCTCGGCTCCGCGTTATCCCTGCTTTTTAGCCCCATTGGTCTGATTGCCGCGGCGTTCATCGCTGCCGGCGTGCTTATCTGGAAATACTGGGAGCCTATTAAGGCGTTCTTTGCCGGCGTGTTTACCGGGATCATGGCTGCGCTGGCCCCGCTGCGAGAAACCTTCGAGAAGTTCAGCCCTCTTTTTGATGCGTTAAGCGAGGGCATTAAACAAGTCTTCAACTGGTTTAAGGAACTGCTGACCCCGATGGAGTCCAGCAAAGAGACTCTGGATAAGTGCGCTAGCGCCGGTGAAATCTTCGGTAACGTTCTCGGTGGTGCACTGCGGCTCGTGTTGGCACCGGCTAAAATGCTACTGGACACGCTGGCCTGGATACTTGAGAAACTCGGTGTATTGCCTGACGAGGCAGAGAAGGCCAGGAAGAAGATCGAAGATGCTCAGCGTATGGCACTTCTTCAGGGCAAAATATCCTTGCTTCAGGAGGATATGGCTAAGGTCGCGCCGAAAAAGGCTGAGGTGAATAACGTTTCGTCCGGCGTACCTGCGCAAACCTCACCGCTGACCGGTGATAACGGAACGCTGCGTCGGTTGCAAAATATTGACAACAACACCAAGGCGACCGCCGATAACACGAAGAAGATCGGTCCCGGCGATATTGTGTTTAAAAACCTGCCGCGGGCGCTGGCCGTTCGTGGGGAGTGGCAGGAGTCACGATTTGCCAGTAAAACAGCGGGCGAGTTAAGCGCACGTCCCGCCGTTGTCGCAGCATCACTACCTATCAGACAGGCCGAATTGGTGCCTGTTAACCGCAGTACAAGTGGTGTGATGGTAACTCCAGGCGGCTTTTCGGGGGAGATCCACGTGCATCTGCACGGTGTTGACAGGCAGGACGCGCGTGAGATTGGCCGAATTGCCGCCGATGCGGTGAATGCCGAGCTGGCCCGCCGTGAGCGAGTCAGCCGCGGCAGCTTTAAAGACAGAGATTAAGGGGAAGCAATATTATGATGATGATTTACGGCATGTTCGTCTTTGAATTAAAGACGCTGCCTTACCAGCAATTACAGCATTCCCTGAACTGGCGTCATGTCAAAAATGACCGCATCAACCGATCGGCAAAATGGCAGTACATCGGTGCAGGGGAAACGCAGGTTAATCTCAGCGGGGTACTTTACCCTGAAATTACGGGCGGTGATGTGTCGCTTACCGTGCTGGCGACGCAAGCTTACACTGGGCGTCCGTGGCCTTTAATTAGCGGTGCGGGGCAGATTTACGGGATGTATGTGCTGACCGGGTTGCAGGCCACACATACGGAATTTGACCGCTACGGGAAAGCAAAAAAAATTGAGTTTTCGATTAGCTTTCAGCGCTGCGATGAGGACTTGCGTGAACGCCTTCAGGCATCGTCTGTGGGGGAGTTGCTTTCTGGTCTGAAGGACAAAGCGACATCGGCGTATAACTCTGCCAGCAGCATTCTGTCAGGCCTTGTCTGAATGTTGATCTCGAAAATGAAAGCGGGCAATTTGTCCGCTTTTTTTCATATCATCAAAATTTCTGCTGCTGCAGCAAAGTCAGATTTGACTGTGCTCAATACAAAAACGCCCCTTTCGCGGGGCGTTGGTTAAGCGGGGATTTCAGGCCAGGCAATATCCGGCGCAGCAGACAAATCCAGCCGGTTAAGTGCGACGCGGTATTTTTTCCAGGCGGTCAGGCTTGCCCGTTCTGCCTCCGTCGCATCGTCAATATCGACGGCATCCTGCAAAGGCGCAATGGCGGCGTTCGCTTTTGCCATCAGAGCGGACAAGGCCGCGATGGCTTCTGCCCTGAGTTCTTCAACCGTCGGCGGCGGAATATCCCCCCAGGCGGGCAGACCGTCATTGCCCGCAATCCGCATTTTCCCCTCTGGTGGGGGAAGGGTCTGAAACTCATGATAAAGGGTATCGCTGACCGCAATGCCATCATCCGGCCAGCTCCCTGCATCGTCGTACACGTCCCGCAGCTCTCGCGGATAAAAGCCGTTGGTGAGCGGGCTGTAAACATAAAGACTTGTGGTGACTGCGCTGTAATAGTTACTCATTTAATCCCCTTACCAGCCGGTGGCTTCCCAGTAACTACCTGCGCTGTCCTGACCGCAGGTGAAACCGATATTGTTGATAATCTGTGCCGTGCCGAAGTTATCCGCGAACGTGCCGCCGCCGCCATTGATGGCGGTCACCTGAACGTTGACGCAGGTGCTGGGGAAGGGAATGGGGAAATTCACCGTTGACCAGCCGCGGCTCCCTTTGTTGACGACGCCCCACTGCTTAATCATTCCTGTGTCACCGCAGCGCCACCAGCCGCCGCCGAGATTGGCGGTGTTGGTATTGACCGGCTGCCGGTTATTGGGGCTGAAAACGCGCTGCCCCATCTCGTTCACGGTGCCGGACGTATTGCTGTCGCCGTTGCCGGACAGGGTCATCTCGCCGGTTTGTACCGTATTGCCCTGGTTGACGATGCGGAATTTGAACCCGCCCACGCCGCCGCCTTTGTTGTTCACAAAGTTGGATTCGCCCTGACCGCCGCTTTCGTTCCAGCCTAAATACGTCCCCTGTCCGTCGCCGGGCTGTGGGATGGTTATCGCCCGGAGATAATTCGCCGTGACGCGACCGTTGACATCACCGCCCGCGCGGGGAAATGCGCCCACATTATCCGCATTCAGCCCGATATCCAGGGTGCCATCGAACGCCACACCGGCAATCTTGCGGGCAGTGGCGAGTTTGGTCGCGGCAACGGCGGTGCCATTTGCAGGAAGTGCACCGACGTTTGCCGCGCTGATGCTGATATCCTGCGTGCCATCAAAGGCCACACCGGCAATTTTGCGGGCGGTGGCGAGTTTGGTCGCCGCGACGGCCGTCCCGCCCGCCGGTAACGCGCCGACGTCTGCCGGTGTCGGTTTGTTCGCCTGGCAGTAAATTTCATTCCAGGCCGTCCACGGACCATCGACGCCGTTCCACGCCCCCGACGCGCCCCGGGTAAACTGTCGTCCGTTGTTGTTAAAGGCAATTTGCTGCGTCGCATTCGGTCCCCAGGTCACGAAAATCACGCCGACAAACCCGTTCATCGGATAGCCTTTGTCCGTGGTCGCGGCGGCAGCACCGGGCACGCCGTAATGCCCGAACATGGCCGTACCATGCAGCGCGTTGGGGGAGTCCGTCGCGGTTAGGTTCGTGCGGATTTTAAAGGCCGTCGCCACCTCATCCGCCAGCGCCTTTTCACTGGCGGCACTTTGCGTGGCCGTCCACGCGCCCACGTCGGCGGCGGTGGGTTTGTTATTCGCGCTGTACGTTGGCACCCACTCTTTCCAGGGACCATCTACGCCGTTCCAGTCAGCGGACAATCCGCGATTCCAGATATTGCCGGTGAACGTGATGTACATCTGCTGGCACCCGTAGGCGCTCGGCGTGACGTACAGCGTGCCTGCGATGCCTTGCGGATAGTGCAACGCCGCCGTGGCGTTGGCATTTTTAGGCTGCGCGTACAGGACGGCGCTTCCGGCTCCGCTGGCAAAGCCCAGGGTATTAATATCCGTGGTGGTCAGGATGGCCGACGGCACCGCGACGGAATTCACCGCGCTGGCCTGCACCCAGTCACGCCAGGGTCCATCTGTGCCATTCCAGGACGCATTCAGCGCACGCGTCCACACCATGCCGGTGTTTTGCACGGTGTAACGCTGCAGCACGCCGCCCGTCCAGGACGCGGGGATAACCTCCAGCACGCCCGCCGCCTGTGAACCGGCGGGATAGCCATTGGCGACGGTGGCATTCGCGCCGGTGCTCTGCACGTAAACCCCGATGTTTGCCAGATTAAACGTGTTGATATTCGCGGTGCCGAGCACGGCGGACGCGACAGGCAACGCCCCCACGTCCGCCGCCGTCAGGGTAATGTCAGCGCTCAGCGCTTTATTGTTCACCTTGCGGGTGGACGGCACGCGACTATTGGCATTGTCGTTGGCAGTCTTGACCGCTTTGGGCGTGGCGGCCAGCACCTCACTGGTACTGCTGACCGAGCTGTTAAGCTGGACAAAACCTTTTGCCGTCAGTGTGCCGTCGGGGTGGTTGCGGGATTTTTCATGTGCGGCCAGCAGGTCATTCACATATTGCTCGGTGGCCATAATCACCGAGTCGTCGATCAGCAGGCTGATGGCTTCGGTATTGCTGACCGCAATCACCATCCGTAAAGTTTGCGTGCGCCCTGAACCTTCCGCCAGGGTAGGCTTGTAAGTGTCCGCCATATTACAGACGGCAATTAGCGTGCCGTCGTCGGCAAACAGCCCCATTTCGCGCATCCAGAAACCGCCGACGCTCGCAGAGAGTACCGCCTCGGCAATGACCCAATTGCCATGAGTCGGGTCGAGCTTTAAGGAATTGAGCGGCGTGCGGTACACCTCTTTAACCAGTTTTGTCTGCGTGGCGACGGGTGTGGTCGCCTTGCCGTTGCCGTCACCGACGGCAAGCTGCGTAATATTGATGTCAGTCCCCGCCGCAATGGCCGCCGCGATGCGCGCCTGCCCGAGCGTGGTGACAACGGATTTAAATGTGCTCATAACGTCCTCTTATGCGGGGTAAACGGTCAGCAGTTCGCCCAGGTAGTGCGCCGCGCCGGTGTAAACATCGCCTTTAATGTCCTGGGTGATGGTCAGGCCAATCAGATGGCGGCTGGCCGGTTTGGCGTCGGCAATCAGCCGCTCCATCTCCAAATACATGTCTTCGGTGATGCCGGTTTCCAGCACGCCGATGTCGAGACGAAAGGTGCCGGGCTCATCATCCGTTTCCCACCATTCCGTGACTTTAATGATGTAACCCAGTGGTTCCACAGCACGCCTCAGCGCACTGATAGTGCCTTTGTGCCGGTGGATCGGCCATGAATCACGAATTGCCTGACGCTTGACCTGTTCAGGCCAGTCTTTATCCCAACGATCTACCGAAAGCGCCCATGCAAGATAGGGTAACAATACCGCCGGGCATGTGTCCGGATCCCACAGGGTGGAAAGTTTTACGGGGGTATTCGTAATTCTCTCCGTTGCAGTCTCAGCGTTACGCATGAATTCGCTTGCCGACGGGGGAAGCAGACTCTTATTCATCAGTCCCCCCTTTATTGATGGTGAATGACTCACATCTTGCTGACTGCGTATCATCCATCACGACATCACTGACCGGCTGGAGCAGCTCGACGCGCTGAACTCCTTGCACATGTAACGCGGCCATGATGGCGGAACGGGCTATATCGCGGCCAATTTTCCCCTGTTCTTTTAACCATGCTTCAAGGGCACTTTGTGCCGCTAACAGGATGGGTTCAGACTCTGGGCCCGGATAAAAATAGAGCGTCGCCTCAATTCGATAAGTGGCTATTGCAGCACTTTGTACCGTCAGCCTGTCACCTACTGGCCGAACGTTTTCGGCATTGAGCGCGTTTCTGACAGTGCTGAGCAACTCAGGTGAAGCCTTGCCGTCTCCCTCGGTCGAAAGCACTGAGACCACTACGTTGGCAGGTGAGGGGCTGATGGCTTTGGCGTCCGCGACTTTTCCGCTGGCACTTTTGGCAAAGTATTCATAAGCCGCCGTCGGACCCGCAACGCTGAGTCCTTCAAAAGCTGCCTGCGCACGTAGACGCAGCGCAGTATCGCTTTCCATCACGGCATCGGCGGTTTCTGTCGCGGGGGTAATGATCAGGCGCTCGGTATTGTTATTACCCGCTAGATTATCAAGGTCGGATGATACGGCGTGACTTAGCATGCACGCCGCCGCACCCTCATTAATCCGCTGTCTCAGTATCATTTCACGGTATGCGATCACCTGGGCGATCGCGTTCAGCGGTTCGGATTCCAGGCTCAGCGCGGCGGCAACAGACGTTTGTTGTTCCTGCGGGAAAGCAGAAAGCATGACGGTTTTAACTTCGCTGAGAATGGCCTCATAGTTCAGGACTTCAATAATTTGCGGCTGTGGAAGCTGCGATAAATCAACTGTTGCCATCGATGCCACTCCTGATCGTCAGAGCAGTGCCTGCCGTCTGCATGGTTTCAGTGATAATGCCGACCAGTTCAGCGGTCACCGCGCCATCTTTTGAATAGCTGATATTGATACCGTTCAGAGAAACCCTCGGTTCCCATTGCGTCAGCGCGATCACGGCGGCGCTCATGCATTGCAGGCGCGTCACTTCGTTCTGCGGTTCATCCAACAGCTCGGGGATCAGACTGCCGTAATCCCGCCGCATAACTCGGCTTCCCAGCGGGGTAGTGAGCACGTCACGCACAGAGTTCCACAACTGATCGGTATCGGTAAGCAGGCCCGTGCTGTCGGGGTTCATACCGGTATAAATCACGCTCATTGAGGTTTCCCGGTATTACTGCCACCGCCTTGTACACCACCGTGCACGTGGGTATGAACGGTAACGCCATTGGAGGAAAGCGAACCACCAGAATGTGTAATATTTCCTGTCATCTTGCCGCCCTCTGCCACTTCAAACGTGCGTGCCTTCAGGTGAGCGGTGCATTCCACCACCGGTGTTTCCAGTGTGACGCTGACTGACGCTGTGATATGTGCCATCTTCATTCCCTGAGCTTCCAGTTTTCCGGCCTTTGCGTCATAACGGAATGAAGCACCGTCCGGGGCAGTGAGTACGATCTCATTCAGGCTGTTGCCCGGGGCGGGATGATCGCTGCTGTACAGGCTGCCAATGATGACCGCAGTTTCCGGGTTACCGCCTATGCATCCCATAAAAACCTGTTCCCCCACGCAAGGCGGCACCCAGATGCTGAATGCGCCTGCACGCGTGGCATTCCAGCGTAACCAGTCGGTCGTAAGTCCACCGCTTTGCACCCGAACACGCCAGCTCTCTTCATCAACGTCTGTAATGACGCCCACGCGGAGAATATTTTCAAGCAGGCGGATCAGTTCAGCATTCATCGCGCAGCACTCCCCAGACTGTTAATCAACTTTTCGATAATCATCTGCTCATCCCCCGCAGTGAAGCCCAATAGTTCACGAACCGGATATTTAGCAAAGACCCCCGGCCCGACCTGATCGCGCTGGCCGTACTGGTGTACGCGGGCAATGCGTGCGGCCACGCTGTCAAAGCCGACTGAAGCGCCGCCAGCATCAGCACGCATTTTGAGGAAGCGTAAATTGCGAAGCCGCTGGAACATTGGCGCTTGTTTAGAAGTAGTACGGCGTACTGACTTCGTATTTATCTCGATATAACGCTCAATATCACTGCGGTAGAACGTGCGAATATCGTTACGTTCTTCATCAAAACCGGTGATCGTGCGTCCGCATTTCCCGCGACCACCGTGCCAGTTCTTCAGGCGGCGCACCTCACCCTGCCAGACGAATACTATGCCTTGCTGAGAGCGCAGCACCTTGCGGCGACGGGATGAGTAGGGCGCACCATCTGGGTTTTTCTGGGCTTTGATGCGCTGTTGCTGACTGCGGCGCAGCGCCTGACCCACCACACGCGCCGTGCGCATATGGCCAGCCTGTGAGGTGCCAGCCAGTATGTCGCTGAAGATCTGATCCAGTTCACGGAAGCGATCGTTACTCACGCGTTAGCCTCCCATGTCACATCTTCAAAGACGGTGCCCCAGTCACCGTCCGCCGAAGGGATACGCGACTTAGGTTCCGGCAGATGTTCCGCACGTGGAATGCCATTTTCATCCAGTAAGACTTTTACGCGCTCACGTAGCGGCATTTCAAAGAGAATGTCTGCGGTGTCGTCATTATTGATAAGGGTCGTAAATTTAATGTCCCGGTTCTTTTCCGGGTTCAGCAGTAAATCGGGCTGGTTGTGCCACAGCCAGGCCATGAGCGGTAGGGTGAAATCATCGATATCACCGGCAAAATTCATCACAAACAGCACCAGGGTATAACGGTATAAGAATGAGGGCGTTTCGCCGGTCGTCTCAATATTTCCTTCCTCTACAAACACGGAGAAGGCTTCTGGATTGGCCCTGCACCATTTGTTTGCGCGGGTCAGGGTTTCGCGCAGTGAATCAGCTTTTAGCATGGCGACACCTTTTTTTAATGAGCGAAACGTTCAACAACACCTGCAATGATCAGCAGATAAATAAGCGACCAGTAAGGGTGTGCGCTGATAAAGTCGAATAAAGTCATCTTTTCACCTTCACGTTGGCATCATAAGCAGCTTCACAGGTCAGCCCCCGGACTCTTGCCTGATCAGCAATTGCAGCCATCTCTCCCGCTCGCTGATCAGCGCGGCGGAACAGCTCGGCAAGCAGCTCGCCGTCGGTGGAGCCTGTCGCCCCTGGGCTGGAAGTTGCGGCACGGCGGGCGCGCTCACTTGCTGCCAGTCTGGCGGCGAGTTTTGAGGCTTCAGCATGCAACCCGACAGAAATATTGCGGGCATGGTCAGCCTCAGCAACGGCCTGAGCAATCTGTTCCTCAGCTTTTTTCTCAATCGCATCTATTTCACCTTGTCGGCGCTGCTCCTCGGCCCTGGCTTCCTCCTGCCGTTTCGCGAGGGCTGTTGCATCATCGGTATCACGCTGTTTCCATTTCAGCGCCCATTCTGCGTTAGCCTTACTGTACCCCGCGGTATAGCGCTGATGGCTGAACCACCAGACGGCAAGACCGCAGAGCACCGCTATCAGTGCAGGTTTCCAGTAAGCCGAAAGCCCGGTCATGACAGGAAAAATGCACGTTCTGCGGCGCGGCGCTTCACCAGGCCATTAAGAACTTTACCCCCCGCCTTATTCCACTTCGGAAACTCATCCGCGGCGCCTGCATAATCACCGGCATTCAGCTTTTTCAGAAGCGTGGAGCCTTCCAGCGCCTTTACGCCCAGGTTGTAAGCAAAATCAACCAGCGCATCAAACTGTGCCTGATTAACGGCAACGCTCAACAGCCTGGTCACTCCTTTTTCATACTGGATTACGCCGGTTTGTAGTAGGCGGTCGGCAGTTTCCTGAGTGATGATCATTCCCTTACCCACTGGCTTACCGTTAACGGGTTGCGTCCAGCCATAACCGACAGTCCAAATACCCACTGGATCCTGATAGGCGGTAAGTTCGCAGCCCTCAAAACTTTTCAGCAGAGTCAGGCCGTTTTTACTCATTTCCACTTTTCGTTCCCCCGATACGGGTTTCAATAAAGCCGGTCACTTTGTTGCGCACCTTATCGGCCCCCATAAAACCAATTGACGCACCGACGAAGGTCACGGCATTGGAGGGCAAGCCCAGATATTCCAGCGAACCGGCAACAGCCAGCGTAACTATCCCGCAGACCAGTGAACCGGTGGCGGTTTTCAGTAATGACTGGCCGTCATACAAACTCATCAGCGCCGATATACTCAGCGCCGCACCCGCCGCGTATAGCGTCGGCAGGTATGTGGCAATCCATTTCATTGTGTGTTCCAGCATCCCCGTAGGTACGTCGCTCATGGCAACCTCTCAATCCCAAAGCTGCACGGCTTGACGCCGGGTGGTTGGTGGTAGTTCCGGCAGTTCAACCTCCTGACCGGCATCAAGAAAAATCTGTTGGCTCAGTCCGGGATTGGCAGATAACACGTTTTCGGTTACCCCCTGCGTGGTGCCGTAATGACGCCAGCAAAGTAAATCCAGGGTATCTCCCTGCCAGGCTTTGACTTTCATCAGCACAACTCTGCGTAGAGGCGTGGCACGCCGCGAATATCAGCAATACTCCAGCGTGCATCGCGCCAAAGATCGTCCCGTTGCAAGTCAAGCGATGCAGCATCTTTATCCCCTTTCGCCGTGGTATCCACATCGCGATAGCCTTCGAGCACCAGCGCCCTGGCGATGGAATACACGGCACGCCGAAAGCGGTATACCTGCACATTTTCACCGTTGATTGTCATGATTTCCGTTTCACCTGAAGGCAACATTTCAGGCACGTCTTCTAGCGCGGTAAATCCCGCTTTGACCTGACCGGTTCGCCAGTCCCGCAACTGGTTCGTGACATGGGCTACTGCCTCGGTGGTAACGTGCATCAGCCTGGATGTGGTGACGCCCCCCGTAATGCGCGCGGCCAGGCGAAGATCGCTCAGCTGAATCACGGGCCAGAAATCACCGGCGCTGACGGTAGCGTTGCCGTCATCAACATCAGGAATATCGTCCTCTGCGGGCCATACGTTTTTACGTGCCACAACGCTACTCATGCTCTCACTCCCATAAATCAGGCGGTGGGCGGGCGGTTAAAAGACCGTAAAGGGCAGATATCCGCCCGCGCCGCCTGTCGGACGGGGCCGAAGTCGTTAATTTGGTTTCTTGCTGACCGCTTTGCGGGCTGCCGTTTTGCCCGCTGCGGGTTTACGTGTGGTTTTACGCGCGGTGGTTGTTTTGCCTGCCGTGGTGGCGGGTTTGTCCGTTGTGGCGACGGCCGGTATTGCCTCCACTTCATCCGCTGCGGTGCCATCATTTCCGGCGGTAACATCCTGCATTCCTGCCTCTACGCTGCCCTGGAGGGTGAGTTTTTTGAGCTCGCGGGTTAGCGCGGCAATCTCCTTCTTGACTCCGGCATGAGGGTTGCGCGTCAGCGCTTCCCGGAACAGCGTTAGCGCTTCAGCTTTGGTGGTTTCATCGGTGGCACCGCGGCGTGAAAATGCGCGGGCCTTGCAGAGTTTGGCGCGCACAACGTCCGGCATATCGCTGTCGGCGGTGATTGCTGCCACTTCATCGAGCGCTGCGGTGCTGCCTGACAAATCAGCATCTGCATCCGCGGCGGCGAGCGTCAGCACCGGGTTGCTCATCTCTTCAGTGAAAAAGGTTGCCGCGTCACGGCTGAAGTTATCGGGCAACGTCAGCCCGTGATGTACCACATAGCGCCCAAGTTGCAGCGCGAGCGTGTAGTTTTGGCAATCAATCGCCCATACCATCAGCGTACTGATCACCTCATCCTGCCGTCCGCTGTCGCCCTCAAGCGTGCCTTCAATCCACCCCGCATATTCGGGCAACATGGATTTTTTCATTTCCGCTTTTGTCGCATCTGACTGCACGCCTTTCAGGCGCGACTGGTCGAGGCGAAGCCGGTACAGGATCTGCTCATGCGCGGTGCGCTGAATATCTGATTCTTCTTCTGCCTGGCCCCGGCGCTCTGCCATGACCTTCTGAAAATGTCGCTGTGCCGGTGTCAACATTGTCACTTCTCCCCGTGATGGTGGGGGAAAGCCCCCACCAACGCTGTTACTCGCCTGCCTGGGCGAACTGAATGCCGTCGATAAACGCCACGTTGCCGTAATCTTCGATCACAAAGTCATCGTTAGAAGATTGGTAAGTTGCGATGCGGTTGTATTCCGGTTCTTCCTTGATGGTCCGGCGCAGTCCTCCACGCTGGTAGTAAACTGACAGGTTTTTAAACGGCGTGATGAGTACGCCATTTACCGGGAAGTAAGGCGCGATGAAGGTTGGCATATTGCCCACGCGTTCCTGTGCAATAATCAGCTGACCGGCCAGCATTTCGGTATTCGGGTTCGTCTGGCTCATCGCATTAATTGCCGGGAAATTGCTGGTCGTCAGCAAGTCACCCGCCAGGATCACAACGTTATCCGGGTTACGCTTGTGCCACTCATCCATCAGGCTATTTTTGGCGTCATATACCGCAGCGCCGATGTTACCGTAGGTGCCTTTAGTAACAATTTTGTTATCTTCATCGCGCGCGGTGATCGTTACGTTTGAGATAACACGGTGCGGTGCCTCGGCACGGATTTTTTGCAGCCAGCCGATACCGCAATCCTGTAACAGCGGATTCACCGCACGGTCAGAAGGATCGCTGTATTTCACGCCGTTAAAACCAATCATGATGCGGTCGAGTGACATCTGACGGGCCATTGCCTTGCTGATCAGCGGCTGGAATTCAGGCATATGTGCCCACGCATCAAGCTGTTCATAGCTCAGGCCGTAGTCGTAGTTGACCTTGCGGCACATATAATCGAACGGCTCCATCGCATGATTTGAGCCTGGATTGCGGCGATTGGTGCTGCTGTTGTTCACACCAGCCATCGGGCCTTTACTGCCAATCAGCACCTTTTGGCCGATCTGCTGATTAACACCAAACACGTTAATCTTGCTCAGGAAAGAATCATCTTCCTGTGCTGCCTGTTCCAGGCGCTGCTGGCGTGTCGGGTCTACTGCAAACTTTGCAGCAATGGCGGCAGTTGATACGCCATTTAACTGTGCCTGTCGGGCGATATACTGGTCAAAAAGCTGGCGGGTATTGTTTTCCATATTCTCTGCTCTCGTTGTGAATATCAGTATTCAGCCAGCTGTGCGTTTGAACCGCCGCCGGCAGGCTGACGCTGGGAGAAGTTATTATCCTGGCTTCCCAGTTTGCTGGTCAGCGCGGCGAGGTCGGCGCTTAGCTTTTGGATAGTCTGGCTGTCTTGCTGATGGGCGCGGCTCAGATCGTTAAAACTGTCGAGTAAATCAGCATGAGATTGCGCCACGTTTTCCACCGCTTCGCGTACCTGGCTGAATTGCTCACTGTCGGCTTTACGGCCCTTACCGATCACGCCCATCACGCGACTGAACCACTGCTTGCCTTCATCGCTGTGCTGCTCGGTCAGCGCAATCAGTTCAGCTTCCAGCGCATCGGAAAACATCGGGGCTTCGCCCTGCTGGTTGCTGAAAGACATCACCTGTTGACGCTGTTGTGCCGCAAACTTCAGACGCTCAGTGCCCAGGCTTGCCGGCGTGTCCGTCATTGCCAGACCAACTACGTACGCTTTGCCGTTGAGTGCAAACTGCGGGTGTAGCTCGATGCTGGAGTAAATCTTTTCGCCTTTCTCCGTCAGTTTTTTCATCCGTTCGGAAGGTTCAATTTCGGCAAAAAGCGCCGTACGGCCAGCGAGCGGGCCTTCGCTGATATCCTCGGCACTCAGCGCCGTCACGTCCCCCATAGCCCCGAAATCGCTGCCGGGATAGGGGGAAAGATAGTGCTCTACATTGACGCGCGCGCCGTACACCTCCGGGGTGTAGTTTGCTGCTGCGTCGCGAAGGTGTTCAGGGCGAATTTCACGTCCGTCAACGGTAGCCCCGGAGACAGCAACGCGGAATTTCTTACGGGCCGGTTTAGCTGCGCTAGCCATAACGATGATCCTGTTGAGTGGTTTCTGTCCGGCCATGATGGCAGAGCCTAACTTACTGTCTCAACGAGGTTTTGTTGTCGGGGAAAGGTCAGACCTGAAAGGGGGCAGCGGTGCGATCGCGCGCGGGGTAATCTTCCTGCCATAAACGGTGGAGGGCCGATGATACAGGACGCTTTTGTACGTCAGAGGGCAAAACAGCTTTACTGGCAAGGATACCCGCCAGCGGAGATCTCGCGCCTGATGGGGATTAACCAGAATACAATTTATGCCTGGAAGAAGCGCGATGAATGGGATAACACAACCCCCGTTCAGCGCGTAAGCCAGTCTATGGATGCGCGTCTGATCCAGCTTACTGACAAAAAAGACAAGACCGGGGGAGACTTTAAAGAGATAGACCTGCTAACCCGGCAACTCAAGAAGCTGGCAGACGGGCAACCTGCAGTGCCCGCAGGCAAGAAGCTGCGTAAACGTAAGCTGAAAAACCATTTCACTGAAGAGCAATCTGTTGCATTGCGCGAGAAAATAACGGCTTCACTGGCGAAGCACCAACGGGAATGGCAGGCACAGCAGGATCACCGTAACCGCATGATATTGAAAACACGTCAGTGCGGCGCGACCTGGTATTTTGCGCGCGAGGCGCTGTTGCGGGCCTTGCGGGAAGATGTGGAATATCCGTACCAGCGTAACCAAATCTTTTTGTCGGCATCCCGCCGTCAGGCGCATCAGTTCAGGGGATTTATCCAGAAGATGGCGGAGGAGGTAGACGTTGAGCTAAAAGGCGGTGACAAGATTGTTTTGTCCAACGGCGCAGAGCTGCACTTTCTCGGTACGTCGGCGGCAACCGCACAGTCTTACACCGGTAACCTGTATTTTGACGAGTTCTTTTGGGTCAGTAACTTCACTAAGTTGCGCAAAGTCGCGGGCGCGATGGCAACCCTAAAAGGGCTGACGCGAACTTATTTTTCTACCCCGTCAAGCGAAACGCATGAAGCTTACTCGTTCTGGACGGGCGACCGCTTCAATGAGAAGCGACCCAAAGCGCAGCGCAAAGCGTTTGATGTGACATGGAAAACACTTAACAGCGGCCTGCTGTGCCCGGATAAAACCTGGCGGCAGATCGTTACGCTGAAAGACATCATCGATCAGGGTTGGGAATATACCGACCTTGAAGAGATCCAGGATGAAAACAGCGAGGATGAATTTCGCAATCTCTATATGTGTGAGTTCGTCCGTGATGGTGAATCAGCATTCAATCTCAACGCACTGATTGGCTGCGGTGCAGATGGTTACGACGAGTGGCCGGACTGGAAACCTTTTGCAGTTCGGCCTATGGGTAACCGTCCGGTATGGATTGGTTATGATGCTAATGGCAGCAGCGGTAATGGTGACAGCGGCGGGCTGTCTGTCACCGTACCGCCAGCCATACCCGGCGGCCACTTTCGTACTATTGAAACGCTCCAGGTGCAGGGGCTGGAGTTCGAAGAGCAGGCGAAGGTCATCGAAAATCTTACGTTTAAATACAACGTCACGAACATCACCATTGACGTCACGGGCGGTAACGGCGAAGCCGTCTATCAGTTGGTCAAAAAGTTCTTCCCCGCGGCCGTTCCTTATACCTTTAACCTAGCCTCAAAGCGCGCCCTGGTACTGAAAATGCTTCAGGTTATGCGCGCCGGGCGCTGGGAATATGACCGCAGCGAACGCGCCTTGATCAATGCTTTCAACGCCGTTCGCAAAGTAAAAACGCCGGGCGGTTTCATCACGTATGACACCGATCGCGCACGCGGCATCAGCCACGGCGATTTGGCCTGGGCGACGATGCTTGCCATCATTAACGAACCGCTGGGCCAGGAGACGGGCGGCGGTGGTTTTGCTATGGAGTTCTGATGAAAAAGCGCATCTATAAAAATAACCGTACTGCCCAAAATGGCGGCGCTGCGCAACCTGATATCGCTGATGCTCTCAAAAGCAATCCGGCAATGAGCGCTTTCACCTTCGATGGCCCGTATTCGGTGACAGACAGCTTTGACCTGCTGGATAACATGTACTGCGCCGACAATGGCCATTACTTTGAGACGCCGGTTGACTGGTACGGGCTGGCACGCTCATTCGGGCAGGCGTCATGGCACCAGTCTGCGCTGTACTTCAAACGCAATGCGCTAACCGGGTGCTTTATTCCCCATCCATTGCTAAGCCGTCAGGCATTTTCTGCCTTCGTGCTCGACTGGTTTGTCTTTGGCAACTGCTACCTTGAGCGCCGCCGCAACCGGTTTAACGAACCCCTAACGCTGCGCCACGTTCCTGCCAAGTACACGCGGCGGGGCAGTGATCTGGATACCTACTGGTTTATCCGCCAGTGGAAAGATGAATATGAGTTTCAGGCTGGCGAAGTCTGCCACGTCATGAATCCCGACATTCACCAGGAGATTTACGGCATGCCGGAATACATGGGCGCACTCCTTTCCGCCGGTCTGTCACACTCCGCTGATAAGTTTCGCAAACTCTATTATGAGAACGGCTCTCATGCTGGATGTATCCTCTATGTGGGAGCGGCGCAAGTTGATCAGGAAAGTATCAAGGTGGTTCAAAAAACACTGTCCGAAGCCAGAGGGAAGGGCGCATTTAAGAACGTGCTGATCCACGCGCCCGGGGGCGGCAAAGACGGGGTGCAGCTTCTGCCGTTCAGCCAAATCTCAGCGAAGGATGAGTTTCTTAACATCAAGTCAGTAACGCGTGACGATATTCTTGCCGCCCACCGCGTACCGCCGCAACTTATGGGCGCAATGCCAGAGGGCAACGGGTCATTTGGTGACGTTGAGAAAGCGGCACGCGTCTTTGCCATCAACGAACTGATGCCGGTCATGGAAGCGCTCAAACACGTCAATGACTGGCTGGGTCAGGAGGTGATCCGCTTTAATCCCTACGCACTGCTCAAAGACGAATAGTCCACAGCCACCGCCGCATATCCTGCGGTGGTTATCCTTCAGTAGTTTTCAACATCATCCCAATCCGGCATCAGTTCACAGCACACCAATTCCGTATTCATATCCCTTCGTTCATAACGTCTGAGCGCCATTCTGACAGGCGCATCCCTGTAACCCAACCCGCACGCATTCTGAGTCCAAAGAACGCGCTGAGAAGGCGGGAAAAGGCTGATTATGGCAATTGAATGGACCCCCTCCCTGCACCCCATTGCGCGGGCTGTTCCCCCGTCACCTGCGCGCGACTTTCGCTTCGTTTTTTGTGCATTTGCCGATCCCGGCCCAGACCGCACAGGCAAAGGGTGTAAAGGGTAAAAAGTGCATCAAATAAATTGTGCAAAATTGTGCAGTGTTGTGCGGAGTTTGTTCATGGCAAAAAGCTACTAATAAAGAAGTTGTTATCACAATTAAGTTATGACTTTTTGAACTCAGGATGATTTGAATGTAGTTTTATCTTTATTTAATGAACTTCCCTGCAGCAAATAATTAACTAGTCAGGAAACGCTATCTGAGTCTGGTGCCTGGTTTTTTAACTCTGTAATTTGATTTAGATATCGCTCCTGTTGTTCATTAATTTGTTTGCAATCTTCCTCAGTTAGGAAATATAAGGAGGGGGGATTTTTTTCCTCTATTAATAAGTTTAAAAATATAGACATTGTTGCAAAGAGCATTGGGTTTTGCCCGCCAATGGAGAAGTTTTCCACAATTTCAGAAGCGTTGTCAGTTGTAATGTCATTTATGTTAACATCAACCAATCTTCTTTTTCTCTGCAATGTGAAATTCTCAAATATATTTAAATAGTACATGCCTGGCTCACCTAACATAAGGTATCCTTCCTTATCATTCATTTTAATACCTTTAGAATGCCGATAAGTATTAATTCTGCTTGCAATCATATACTCGATAGTTATCAAGCCATGAGGAGGCAATTCATCAGTCGATGATATTTTTTTGAATGACGGCTTTCCATTTTTTACTATTTCTAATATTTTCCTTACAAAGCTATAAACGATATTTTGACCATGATTTTCAGCGTTCATAGAGTAAAAAACACCATCAATTGGTGGTATTACTTCTCTTTTTTCGATTAACACCGTCTTGAATTTTTCTGATGGGAAATCTATAACAGGAACATTGATTGTGGGTGTTAATATATCTAGGTGTTTTTCAATAGATAAGCTTACTTCATCTATGTACTTTTTAATTAATTCTGCATTTAACTTTGAGTTAGTTACGCTCTTTATGATTATTTCATCTAAACCTGCAATGATTTTTTTAACTGAAGCAGCAACTATTGACTGTTTGGATTTGTCCGTTTCTTTATCAGATATGTAAGATATAAGATTAGAGAACTCATCACTTAATAAGTATGCATGAATAGAGTTCAAGTCATGAGTTAAAATTTTAGTTTTTGTGAAGAAGTCAGGTGTATTTCTAACAAAAATTAGGTTTAAATTGTTTTTATTCAAGCTAGATTGAGTAAGTAGCAGAGATATAGCTTTATACGTATCGTTAGTTATGGAAACCCATGTTGCTTCTTCGTCAGGAATTTCTCTTAAAGCTCTCTCTGCTCTAAACATGGAATGCTCATGAGGTATTAGGAAAAGAATTTCATAGGTTTCTTTTTTGTAATATATATCCTCAATGAATCTTGAGTTCAACCAGGATTTAAAAAAATACTTCAGATTAGAAATTTCATCAGTTGTATTTTCTTTATTACGAATATATTCGATTCTTATTATCAGCATGGAAATTATTTCTTTTAAGCATAACAATAACTTATGTTGAGTCTTGGTTAGCGATTCTTGGTCAGTATGTTGCTGAAGATAGCGCAAGTTTTTAGTTATAAAGTCAGTGTCAAGAATAAAAGCTTTGAGGTTCTTGGACACGAGGTTTTGCACCACTGTACGAAGATATAGATCTAGATATTGATAGTCTTCATCATCATAGTTATATCTGACTCTATTTTGTAAGTGGCGAGAAATTGTTCTATAAAATTCATAAAAATAATCTTGGGTGTAAATATATCGAGCAAGGTCAATTGTGAAATTCATAGAGGTAACTGCATTACTAACATTATTCTTTGCAAGTGAAGTTGAGGATAGTTTTTCGAATAGCTTTGCAAGAATAGAGAAGTCTATAAAATCTTTTTTGTTTGAAGAGCTAATAGATATATCAAGATTTCTCAAGAATGCGTTAAGATTGTCATTGGAGACAAGGCTATCAATGGCCCTTATTCCGAAATCTAATGAAAATTCATTATTAGAATGCAAACTATTATTTATGCTTACGATTATGGCTGATTCAAATTGTTTAAATTCGTCATGTATATTTGGTGTTTCCGTGAAAATAAAAATTTTCTTAACTAAGTTCTCAAGTGTTGTGATATTTTCTTTTTCAATTTTTAGTTCTTTGGCATGAATTATGGAAACTGAGGAATTGAATAGTGGTGAGCTAAAAAATATAGTAAAGTCTATATTGATAACGCCAGAGTTCATCTCGTTAATTTTTTGAATTTCTTTATCAAGTTCTGAGATCCTCTCTGGTATGTATCCAGAGATTACAGAGTTTTTTTCACTAGTAAATATATCTAAAGTGGTAATATCTTGCGTGATGTAGTCTCGTTTTTCAAATTTATTTATATTCGCACTTTTTTTCAACTCTTCAGAGAATTTATTTGCCAATTCATTTTTTCTGATATCCAGATTTGAATTTAATATGCCTGTGTCTTTTAATCTTTCAAATAATAACTCAGTTATAATCGATGGTTTTTCTGTTAAGTTGTAGAGTCGGTAGTACATGACGCTATAGTTGATTATAAAGTAGAGTGAAATTAAAACTGATATAAAATAAAATAGAAGGCCACAACCAATAACTAAGAGTAATAAACCGCAGAGTAAGCCACTGATGGATTCAATACTGAATTTTAGGAAATTATATTTTCTGAGTAAGATAACCCTGCAAATAGATTCAAATCCAAATTCAGCATATGTAGATACCTGACTTACAAACATCCCCATAAATGTGATAGATAACGCAGCGATTGTGCCATGTATGCTTAATACACCTATCCAAACATTTGTCAGCCAACTTAAATTATTCTCATTAAAGAATGAAGGATTTACCAATATATAATTATATGGTTTGGTTAAGGTTGTAGAAAAGTATAATCCGATAATTCCCACTATAAATATAAGAATATGGGAGATTATAACTCTACGCGAAAATTTAAATACGAGGTCATTACCTACTTTTGTCATGATAATTTCTTTCAATTAGTACCTCGTTTAATATTTTTATTTTCCTGTGTCCAGGTTTTTTGATACAACATGAATCTAAAGCCCCTAACTAGAGGCCCTAGATTAGCCCACATTAGAGGTTGCTCAAATATTTTTCGTATTCTTCATTAAAAGCATTGAAGTTATCGATCACCCACGTCCGTACATTTTGACTACCTTGAGTACTACCCGGTTTTTTTTCGTGAAGCAACCACTCAATTTTTTGTAGTGAAATCAATGGCAGTTCCTTGCCTTCAGCACCATGGAAGGAGTTAATGAAATCAACAACTTCATACTCTTCAGCATCGCTGAAACGTTGTCGGTCTTCTGCTTTAAGTTTGGGGTTGTCTCCGGTTACTGCTTTCTTGCTGTATGTAAAGCGTAAGTCTTTGGAAGTAATTTTAGCCATTATGGTTTCTCTCTAAGCTTTAAGATTGAGCCTTTTTAGTATGTAAATTTCCCAAAAAAACGCCACATTATTTTTATGAATCTGGATTTAGTTTTTAGACGCTTTTTATCTATGCGGGAGAGAGGTTAGAAGAATTTTGTTTAATATCTTTTGATTAACTTGTCTCCTATATCCGTCAGAACAGTTCCGATGCTGCGAATCCCAGAAATTGTACCAGCGATGGAGAGGAGAGAGCATTATCGCCTATGTTGAACAGGACCCCATTATCACGCTGATGAATATCTGGTACATAAATGTCTATGACTACTCAATTTTACCCATTAACACTATGGTCCTGACCAGCTGAAAACCTATGAATGTCATTTGACGCTAAATTTTCTCTATGACCAGCATAAAAGAAACCCCGCTTAAGCGGGGTTTCTTTTATGCTGCAGCCTGTTGTTCTTTTGCGGGGAAACGTTCGGTTCTAATCTCAAACTCTGTGAATATAGCTACCGGTTTGATAGAACCTTTATTTTTCACTTTCTTAATAAATCCATGTTTTTCAAGGTTAGTAAGAGTAGTAGAAAGGTTACTAACTTCGCGGCCAGAGATTTTTGCAAGCTCACTGATACTCTCCGGCTTCTCGCTATCCATTTGGCAGAGTAGTGCTATGTTGTCATTGTTCAGGATCTGGCCGAGCGCGACCAGTGAAGAAAACCATACTTTAGGTTCTCCTTCCGCCGGGACGTACTGACCTCTAGCAATAGCCATCAGACGCTCGCGGAACATGCTTTCAGGCATAATACCGATGAGTGCTTTCATAATTTACATTTACCTCAGTGCCAGGATGTCGTTTCCTATTGAATTTCGGCGATAATTTTTTCAATCGCTGAGAAGAAATCTTGCATTAGTTGTTCGGCATTAACGAATTCATATGGAGTGCCTTTGTCGTTGATTGACTGATGAAGGTGATCCCACTCTTGGATTCTCCCACGGTACATACCCTTCTTCGTTGGGGCGACTGCGTGAGCATTATCCATCCCATAGATGCGCTGGTTATGATGATCGTGAAAAGTTAGTGCGTAACGAATACCATGCGGTATGGATGATGTTACGTTGACCTGAAAAGCGACTATCTCAAACCAATAACCACATTCGTAAGTGTACTTAGTACCGTGCATGCTAAGTAACGTATCTAAACCATGATCCATCTAGTGGGTTCCTGTGCCTTATGACCAGAGCATAAACCCTATAAAGGTTCCTTTCAAGTCAAGAGAAGTAAATGTTTCTTTATCAGGTAATTCTTAAAGTAAGCATATTTATATACTTTCAACCATAGGGAGTACACGTATCACTACGTTGATTTCTGATAAATGCCCGCAATCGGAGGGTTCTTTCCTCCCGTTTTAATCCCTCGCAAGGTTCCGACGCCCGGCCCAAGGCAAATAAGGTGCCGTCAGCCGTACCGATGTACCGACGCCCGTCGATAATCCACTCCGCGCCCAGGGCCAGTGACATGGCTGCAGACATATCGAGGGCAATTCCGGCCGTTTCTGCAAAATCGATAAGCCGCAACGCTGTATTTCGGGCGTGTGTATTCCGCGCCTGGGGTGCCGATGCGTTTTCCGGTAAGGAATTTTGAGGCGTTTTGGGGGTGACCGGTGGGTTTCTCAGCCTCCGCAACAAGCCCCGGCGTTCCTGGTCTATTAATTGGTCAAAATCTATGCCAACACTCCCGACAAAACTGTCATCAACTCCGGTATTTTCGGTTAAATTTTCCTCTGCCGTAGAGTTATTGACAGAACTCCAAGGGACGGCGGGGCCGTCCGGTAAGGTCAAAACCTCCGGGGTTTCGCGTGCGTCTTCGGTTTGCGGCGTCTTGAGTTTGGCGACTATCGTCCATGTTTTAAAGCGGGTGCAAATGCGGGAATCCTCGCCCAGGCGTGGTGAAAATATGCCGAAAATCTTTTCCACGATTTCGCCGTAAGCGTTCGGCTTGTCAGCATCTTGGTAAGCCAGGCGCACGACGTAACTTTCGCGGGGAATGAGCACACCGCCCTGTTTCATGATGTAGGTGGCAAAACAACCGGCATCCGCCGCTGCCATTACTGCGTCCATTTCTGGATCAGATAACAGGCGCTGGCCGCGCTTATAACCGCGCGACTTAATCAGTTCAGCTTGCAGGGCATTATTGAGTTTGCGCAGTTCCCGCCAGACCGTCACCGGTGGTGTGCCGATGGGCTGATACTGGCGGATACGGTGACGGGATGCCCACGCCATTGCCAGGCGTGCGGTTTCTTTCAACGGCTTACCGGTTTCGTAGTCTTTCTCGCCGTCCAGAGCGTAGCCGTCGATATTCTTCGAAATGTATTTCGCTATGTAGGCGGTCGCGCTGCCTTTCTTCGGGTCTAAGCGTTTAGCCGTAAAACGGGCGCCGGTGCGCTTGCCCAGCTCGGAGCGGTCTTCTTTGACGGCATAGTTGCGCATGATGCTGGTGATCGCGTTACGTTCTTCCGGGCGCATAAACAGCAAAAGATGCCAATGTGGCGTTTCGTCGTGGTGTGGCTCGGCAACGCGGAAACCGTAAACCCGCAAGCCTTCCCGGCCCAGCTTTGAGCCGACGCGCTCCCAAAGGTTAGTAAGGTATTTTTGCGCCTGCTTAACGTCGCTGTGGTTCCACTTAGGGTTAGCGTGGCCGCTGGCGTTTGTGGCGTGGTACTTCGACGGGCATGTAATGGTATAGAAAACGCCGACGTCGCCACGCGACTGGGCGACAAACTCTATACCTTTCATTCGGGCCATCAGTTCGTGACGGCGGATCGCAGGGTTACTGATGCTGGCATCAACCATTGATTCCAAGGAAACGCGGTTCCCTTCCTCGTCGGCCAGTTCATGCGATTTAAAGAATTCGCGGTTCTTCCGGCGCTGTTCCAGCCAGTCGGCAAGAGCGTCGCGACTGATGTAAGGCGTGGCCCGTTTGTGAACGTTACCGATAGCGCGGAGTTGATTTTCCCGCCAGTCGCCGCGCAGCCGCCACAATTGGCGCTCCCACCAATCCGGATTAATCATGCGGTAAATCGCTGACACAAAAACCGCCCGGTCGAGCGGTTCAGGCGGCAATTCCACCGGATTGAATAACGGGCTGATTACCTTCCAGAACGGTGGCCGCACGCGCAGCGCGTGAACCTCCACGGCCATATGACGATAAATAAATAACAGTTCAGCGTCAGGCAGGGCGGCGGCGTTCCCGCCGCGTTCGTCTATGGCCGACGTGAACATTTCATTCAGACGCCCGGCGATTTCGTTACCCAGCGTTTTGACGCGGGATTTGGAGAACTCAGCCAGGTGGCAATATGACGGGCGGTAATACGCTATGAATTCTGAGTCGTGGCCGGTGCTGACGCCGTGGTACTTACGTACGGCATCCAGGCGCAACAATGCATTCTTAATGGTGCCCATCAAAAATGCATTGGTGTGCTTAGTCCCGCGATTATCGCGAAGCCAGGCTATTTTTTTCTCAAAGGGCGCGCGGATAAAAAACGGTTGTTCATGGAACCGCGCTTCGACACCTTCCGGGGATTCTGACCACTTCACCTGGGCACGTTCGTAGGCGCTGCGTACAGCAGCTGCGCGAGCTTGAAGCAGGTCACGCAATACCGTACTGATTTCGTCAGATTCGTGGACACCTTTTCTTTCCAGGCGTTTAAGGTGAGCAACAACGGCGGGATGTTGTTCCACCGGCAAGGCGGCAACGACTGGCGCCGGTGTTTTGTCGACGCCGATCGCTTTTAAAGGGTTATTCCACGGATAAACCCCAGCGAACGTGTCAGCGTTGCCGGGGTATTCAGGGGGCGGAGTAGGGGCCACGCGGCCCCGGTTGTGGTCTTTCATACTGTGCGGCGGCTGTTCAAATACCGGTTAACTGCATCCGGGTCTAAGCCATAGACAGGGGAAATGGAAAGAGATACCCAGCGTTCGCCGGTGAATACATAAGGAAAATCACAAACGTGAGTGATGACGACTTCATGTTCCCAGCCGGTGTAACCGTCGTTTTCCCACTCTCTTAAAAGGATGCGATCGTTAATTTTGAAGTCACGGTCATTGATACGTGTTTCGGCTGTCTTCTGGCCGCAAATAACAGCCTCTAAATATTCAGGGGCGATTTTTAATTCGTGTGTTTTAGCATCCGCCGTGAAGATACTATGTGCCCCCGCATAGGTGCCATTATGGTAATAACGACGGCGTAGAAGAGTTGCTTCTGAATTTATGGCTGTCTGAAATGCTTCGGCTACACGTAGCTTTTCGTCACGCTCTGAAGCCAGCTTTTTGACCGCTGCTATGGCGGTGACGGTCATTCGCTCAGCATCGGCAGCGTTGATAATGTCGGCGGTACCATCAGCACCCATGATCGCGAAAATCAGGGAATCCCAATGCACTTCATAGCTGTTTGAGGCTGTAGCTAGGCTTTGAATTTTGGCGGTTAGCGCGTCAATTTCGCCCGCCTGATTAATAAGGGTGCGGTTTATTTCATTACAAAAGTTTCGGACTGCGATGCAATCAATAGGGGCTAATCCCAGTGAAAGCTCTTTAATAAGCTCAACTGATTTAAGAGTGATGCTTAATTTAGCCTGTTTTGAAGTCAGCATTATTTTGTTCCTTATGCTAATTTTGGGATGCAGAAAGCCCGACGCGTTAGCGCCTGTTTAAAAATTCGGTTGTTTTAAATGTCTAGAATTCGGTCAGATGCCGAAATATAATTAGGTAATGAATGGCCCCATTTGGACAAGCTATTCATTGAGTCGATTATCATTTCCCGCTGATACTCGCTGAAATCTTCAAAGGGTCTTCCGATATCAGACGGGGTGAATAGTTTGGGTGTGCGGCGGTTCGATAACGTCAGCACAACGAATTTGAAATCATCACTGGCCGTATTAAATCGGCGCAACGCAATATTTTCATGACGTTTAAAAAGCTTGCGGGCCGTTATCTGGAACTCTTTAAACGGTAACGGCGCAATATGCTGATGATTTGGAGCCTGCATAAATCCCCCTACCAATTAACTACGCGAAAATACCCATCAACTGGGCGAACCAGCGACGTTTGTTCCGTGGGCGGGACATAAAAGGAAGACGGCGACCATTAACGAATTGCACGTTTGTGGCTTTGGGCTGGAAAAAACGACCGTCCGGGGTTTCAATCCATCCGCGCTGGTGAGCACGGTGTGTAATTTGCTGGCCTTTGGTCAGCATATTAGACAGGGAAGGGCACTGAATCAGTTCCATGATTAAGCCTCGTCGTAAATTACGGTGAACGGTTCAGGAAGTTTGTGGGTTTTACTCCATAGTTCTGCGGCCGCACTTAATTTGACGGCCTCGGAACTTCCTGCATAAGCAGCCGCCCCGGCAATATCGCGTAGCTTTTCACAGGCCCAATAGATTTCACTTTCTGAGTGTGCCGGTGCTTTTGCGGTCGCAACTAACTGGCGGCGTACGTACATGCTCATAACTTTGTTACCCGCTGCCAAAAAAGGTGTCTTCATGCGGCGTTCTCCTTCTGTTTGTGCAATTTGTCTATGTAGCCAGTCGCCTGGGCATGCGCGTCGAATAAACCGAAAGATTGCTCGCCGAGGGTGACTTTATAGCGGGCAATTTTGCTGATAACCGTTTTATGGCGACGGGTAATGATGAAGCCGCGATAAATTGAAGAATGGCGGCTCAATTCCTTTATTGAATAGACCATGCAGTATTCGCTCAGTTGGTTAATTGAATTTATCACTCAGCTATTAACAATTGCGTCTTTCAACATGGCAATCATGTTGACTTCGATTTTCCCTCCAGCTAGCTCTTTAGGCCGAATGATGATTCGCCCATCTCTGACCATTCCTCGGCAGGTATCAAAGGGAATGCCTGTCACTTTCGCGTATTCCTTAAGGGAAAGGTAAGGCGCAGCGACGTTCATATTGATGGTGATTTTTTCCATTTTTCACCCCAAGTCATTCGGTTGTAGCTTTTTCATGCCCTGCAAAAAAACTATGCGAGCCATACTTGATATCGATCTGCATTCTTTTGCCGCCAGTCCACTAAGTGCCTCACGTTCGTCTGCTGTGAGGCGCATGGCAACTGGACCGCCTGATGCCATGCCTTTCGGCAATCGTGACCTTTCTTTGTGATCGTCTTGTTTCATAGTGGTATATTGTGATCTGCTAAGAATCCGTAAAAAACATTATGAGAACTATAATTCTCATTGTCAATGGTGATATATGAACTTTGATTCTCATTGTGCCAACAGGCTTAAGTCTGAGCGTAAAAGATTAGGCATGAATCAAGCCTCAATCGCGGAGCTATGCGGGGTGTCTCGTGAGATTTGGGGGAAATACGAACGTGGTATTGCTGTTCCTGGTGGGAATGTCCTGCATTCTTTAGCGATTAATGGAGCTAATGTTCAGTATGTTTTAACCGGGGAAGAAAATGGCGGTATAGCGTTAAGTCGCGATGAGTTAGAACTTATAAATCACTACAGAGCTGCGCCGCTTGTGATTAAAGCTGCGGCTCTTGCAGCCTTGACCGCTGGGAATTCTGCAACAAATTCAGTACACGTTACAGGTCAAGGTAACCGAGTTGCTGGCAGGGATTACAGCGAGAATAAGAAATAAGAGATGTAAATAACAGGGAGGCGTTATGAGCAACAATGTTAGCGGAAAAGAAAACCGGACGGCAGGACGTGACTTTCATGAAAGCAATGTTCTGGTTGATCAGCATATCGGGCGAGATATGGTAAATATCTTAATTCCTGGAAGTAAAGAGTTTGAATTTTCACCTCTTGTTCCGGCACAAAGAAAGCTACTCAACCAATTAGTAAAGGATGTTGCTGAAGCTAGTAACGAGGAAGGGTTTGTTGTCTGGCAGCGTGTTCACGCTGAAATTGGCATTAATAGCGTTAATGAAATGACCAAAAAACAGTACCCGGCAGCTCTTGAATACTTGCAAGGGAGACTCGATGAACTCCGCGATACAAGTGCCTGCAAAGCACTAATGCACCAGCTCCTAAAAAAAACGGCTGATGCTGAGCAAAGACAATCCCTGTATCAGTATTGTGATATTTCATTTGGTAGTCGGCGACTTGCCGAACTGACGAAAGCACAGTTACAACAAGCTTTGGGCTGGTTGTGTAATGAGCAACATGAAGATGAGAAACTATCTCAGTTTAACGTAAATCACTTGTCAGTGTTTGATTTATTACGTAACTCTCCAAAAGAGGTATTTGTAATATTTTTAATTGGCGTCTTGCTTGGCGCAATAATTTTTTAACAAAAATAGAAGGAGTTATTTATGGGGGAGTTTTCTGATATTCCAAGAGAAGGGGTATATGTTTCAAAAACTGATCCTACTTTGCGTATTTCAGTGGTTGAGGTAAATTTTTCTGAAGATGATGATGAGCCAGATGATGAGTTATTTTATCTAGTGTCATGGGTTGAAGAAGGTAATGAAGATGATATGTCAGCTCCTGCATATGAACTAAATCCAACTGAATGGGAGGCATTTGTTAATTCAGAACAGTTGGAGTTCGCCTATGATCCTTATTTATTAGCCATACCAGAAGATTCACATTTGACTAAATTACTCGATGTGATCACCTCGGATAAAAAGAATGACCGTTCGTAAACTTCCATCGAACAAATGGCTATGTGAATGCTATCCCCACGGTGCAAACGGTAAGCGTATACGCAAGCAGTTTGCTACTAAAGGTGAAGCACTTTCTTTTGAACGACGCCAGATGAATAGCACCTCAGTTCTAGAAACAAGTAAGGACAGTCAAAAGCTGTCGGAACTGGTTACTCGCTGGTATGAAATGCATGGTAAGTCGCTGACTTCTGGTGAAGAAAGAAAGGCAAAGCTGGATGCTATCTGTGAGCGTTTAGGCAACCCGGCTGCGGCTACGTTTAGTAAAAATGCTTTTGCTGTGTATCGCGAACGCCGTCTTAACGGCGAGTGGAATCAGAAAGGCAAAAAGAAACTGAGTGAAGCCACCGTCAACCGCGAACAGTCATACCTTCACGCAGTTTTTTCAGAACTTAAGCGACTCGGTGAATGGTCTGGCGAAAACCCACTGGACGGCATCCGACAATTCAGGGAAGGGGAGCAAGAGTTATCGTTCTTATACCAGGATGAAATTGAGCGATTACTTGCTGCATGTGATGAGTCCACCAATAAGGATTTAGGCATCATCGCGCGGATCTGTTTGGCAACCGGCGCACGGTGGAGCGAGGCACAGGACTTAAGGCAATCTCAAATTTTGCCTGGCCGGTTGACATACACACAGACCAAAAGCAAAAAGAACCGCACGGTTCCCATCTCTGACAAACTGCAAAACCTTTTGCCGAAGAAGCGTGGAAGCTTGTTCACCCCATCTTACGAAGCGTTCAAGTCAGCCCTAAAAAGAGCGAATATCGAACTGCCGAAGGGCCAGCGCACTCACGTTCTCCGACACACCTTTGCTAGTCACTTCATGATGCGCGGGGGAAATATTCTGGTTTTGCAGCAAATTCTTGGTCACAGTACCATTACGATGACTATGAAGTATGCGCATTTTGCGCCAGACCATTTGGATGCAGCTCTTATGCTAAATCCATTTGATAATATAGATATTTCTAATAAGTACTCCGTAAAGTAAATATATTTTTCATGCTGAACCAAATGGGGCGTTAAATGGAATGCATTAAAGTTGAACAATACAAAGATATTGAAGTAAGACATATTAAAATAGGTGAGCACTCTTTTACGCGCATGTATAAAAAGAAAGGTAGGATTTTGCCAAGGATTATTTTATCCGGACACAGAGTTGAGCAAATGAAATCCTATAGTTCTATTGATAAAGATCTGAGAAATGTTATCAAATGGTTGAATATTATTAATAAGTTTAAAATTCTTGAAAATGTTACTTCTGATTTATTTCCAGATAAAGATGATGTTGATGCGTTCATCTTAAAAAGTCTATATATATCAGTTTTAACCGTGTATGGCCGCTGTTTTACTACTGCAGTAGGACGTGGTTTTACATTTGATAAAAGAAAACACGTACCTGAAGAGTTCAAAGAATTGCATGACGAAATCATGCATGCGAGAAATAATTTCGCAGCCCACAAAGGCGATTTTATACATGAAGATTATAAAATAACTCTAGCAGTTGACCAAACTAAGAAAGAAATAAATTCATATATTTTTGCTGAGATATATCAACCCTTTATGTCAGGTGAGTTGCTTACCTCCTCTGAAAACACTCAAGGTTTTCTCGAGTTATGTCAACATCTTCGTAGCATTGTTAATGACCGCTATAACGGATTATGCAAAAAGATCACAGAGGACTTTGTAAACACACAGGAGTTTGGCTACTGGGATAAGAAGGATGGTAAAACTGTTGAAGTCGTTTTTGATACACCGAAAAAGTGAGACTTTAACCATGAGCAAAGACTGTTAACTTCAACTCATTGACGGTATCCAAAATGGCGATGAAATACAACTGATAAGCCGTCATAGTCCGTATAGCTCTTTAACAAAAACGAATATAATCATAAGATTATGATTTTTAATAAATGTGGTTAGTTTTTAAAATCCCTCGGCTTATGGCTGTACGAGTTCAAGTCTCGTCCCGGGTACCATGGAAAATTAGCTGAATAATCAAAAGCAATAAAGTAGTAATGTCGTTATAGCCACCTTCGGGTGGTTTTTTTATGCCTGAAATTCGCGTAATCCAGATGCGATAAAAAAGGCCACCTGCAACAGGGGCCTTAAGTGTTTCTTCAATAACATCCTTCGCGCACGCGACCTCAGCCAGAATGAGGTGCTCTGAACACAATGTCGGTTGTTGAGTAAAAGGGATGAAGAAAATCAGGAATTAAAACAGCCCCGAGGGGCGTTTTTAGGGTCAGAATTCACCCGATGAATCAGTGTTGCTCAATGCCCTGATTGATAGCGGCAAATGGTAGTTAGGCTGGCTGGTGAAAAACGCCTGCAGGGCAACGCGTTTCTTCCTGTCGATTGAAATCTCTTCCATGGTTTTGCGGAAGATACTGTAGCGGCCACACGAAGTGCAGGTCACAGTAACAATTTTCGCCGACATATTAACCGACGTCTTATTCCTGCTTTGACATAACGGACACTCGTCTTGAGCGCTTAAAACTGTGGAACTCATAAAACCTCCGGTTTTACTTAGAGCGGGCAGTAGTCTAGCACAAAAAGGCGTCAGTTACTTAACGATAATTTAATTATCAGTGGATTTCAGCGTCAACTCAGTGTAGAGAGCGCATAAGCCGCTGATGAGAGAGTAAAGTCTTCTCCCGATTTTCTCCGCTTTCCTCATTATCATCTTGCATTACACTTAAGGTATTCATCCTGATTATGGATTTTGGCGAAGTATGACTCCTGCTCTGTACCAGCGTATTGATTGTTCAATATACAGACACATTTATATTGTTGGCGATTTGCATGGTTGCCTGAGTTTGCTTGGGGAAAAGCTGGCGAAAGTGTCTTTCGATCCCCACCGCGATCTGCTGTTATCTGTGGGGGATCTTGCCGATCGCGGGCCTGACAGTGTCGGTTGTTTGCAACTGCTCAATGAATCCTGGTTTGCTTGTGTACGCGGAAATCACGAGCAGATGGCGATTGATGCCATAAACGAAGAGAATATCCCGCGCTGGTTACGTAATGGCGGCGACTGGTTTTATGCTCTTGAACACGACAAACAAGAAGAGGCGAAAGCGCTGATTTTACAGGCTGACACGCTGCCACATATTCTCGAACTGACGAACCGTGAGGGCAGGCGTATCGTGGTGGCCCATGCTGATTACCTTTCCAATGAATATGTGTTCGATAAGCTAATGGATGGTGATGAGGTTATCTGGGATCGTGAACGTGTGAATTCTGCGCTGGCGGGTCGCTTTCAACCGATAGCTGGCGCTGATGAATTTTATTTCGGTCACACGCCGGTTGAACATGCAATGCAGTTTGCCAATCAGTTTTATATTGATACGGGCGCTGTATTTGGCGGTTATCTGACGCTTATTCAGCTGCAGTAA